ATGAATACCACTTCAGTAGCGATGCATAGTGGGCGAGGCACGACTATAAGAGGGCCGGGCTCGTTAAATCCGCCTCTACTTGCTGCGGGTTTGACCACTGCGCTGTACTTTACATGCGTGGGAGGAGTTCATACGACCAATGTTGTGGACGCCTACACCCAACCTAGAGGCAAGCCTCATGTCCACCTAGTTGTGGGCGGGGGAGGCCTCAAAGTTACTGATCAAGCTGGAGCTGAGAAGTTCGGCGATCTTCCATGGAAAACCGATCTTGACTGGATTAGGGAGAGGTCTGAGGTTACAGTCTCCCGGTTGGCTGAACTATTTGGCGTGACGCGAAAGGCATTCTATGGATGGGTTGAAGGGGCAAACCCGAGAAAGGGCGGTAGCCAAGTTCGCATTGCGGCGCTCCGAGCTGTGCTTGCTACGCTGCCCTCCGACCTCCATCGCACGGCTTTCTTTGGCTTGGTTGATGTCAATTTTACGGGTGACGCGTCGTTTCGGGAGGTTTTTCAAGGTCCAGTGGACGATGCCAGTTATCAGGATCGTCTAAATGCGAAACTGGCTGAAATCAATCCTGAGATTGAATCGACGGTCAAGAGGCTCCACAGAGCTTCTCCGTCCAGCCGTGCCTTCGAAAGCGAATATCCCTCCGCCTGATCCGGCGGAGGCTGTTGAATGTATCCGGCGGGCGGGTTGGTGGCAGGGTAGCGTCATAGAGGCGTCCGAAGTCTCGAAACTTGTTGGCGAAGTTTCGGGAGCTACACATTGGGTAATCGCTAGCCAAACATGTAATCTTTACAACCCGGATATCGCCGCGGTGCCAATGGTTGAGCTTATAGCCGCGTCGCGTATTGAGGAAAGTGGGTTCAGGCCCGAACGTGCACTTGGCGATAAACCGAGGCAGCTTCACAGTAGGGCAGTTGATCGAGATGGCGCGCACCTTGTTCTGTCCATGGAAATCCATAATCGTGCATGGTTGCGTCGCCAAGAGCTTGCTCGGCTTGGCCCGCCTATCGCTGCGCTTGAGGACCTACCAGGTGACTTCGCTGGACGGTATAAGGAGATTTTTTCAAATTGGTTGGCCCGAAGTTATACGAGGATCGAGCTGCCTGATGACTTCAATCATGCACTTAAAATTAGCGGCCTGAAAGACAAGGTCCTTTATAGACTAAAAGATCACTCAAGCTCACTTCACGGCATATTTTTGCGCATTTCTCCTGCGGTTGAGGCTAAGGGGGAGTGCGAGGACGAGGACAATGAGGCTATTCCACTGACGCCCTCAGAAGTGGCGCATGCAACTGGTCCCTATGCCCTATCGATCACTGCGGTAGTTTACGAGGATTGCTCTCAAGAAACCTACAAGTCTATAAAGAGACTGTTGGATAGTATCGACACAGAAAAGCTCCCGATCGATAAGCTTCCTGAGAGCCAGCGTGGCAATCGTACAAAATGCTCCATAGCCGATGTAGCGGCTTCGCAAGGGCTGCACATAGAGGGGCACGAGATTGCACGAGTTAAGAGTTGGACCGTGCATGATCTAATGAGTACGTTACGCTTTACGGACCAAGACTACTTGTCATCCGCGACAGAAACTGGCGACTAGTGCTCTAAGGCGCTTTTCCTTCTCTCTGGACATCCCACCACGTAGCCACGTCCCGCGTGTCGTACACGTCGCCGGTTCTCGCCGGCAACAGGCGCGCGCTGTGCTTGTTCGCCATGGTCTTCATGGCGCTGCCCGGGAAGAACGCATCGCGCAGCTGCTCGATCGTCATGGTGGCGCCGTACTTGCCGAACAGAAGCCAGAAGGTCGAGAACTCGTCAGCGGCCATGAATCGCTTCCTTCTGTGACATGGCGCCGCGCTTAGTGGAATCCGCTATGTCGCGCCGCAACCAGCCCTTCGCTTCTGCCAACCGCTCTCGATAGACGCCGAGCCTTAGATCCAGATGGTTCGCCTTATCCCGCTGGCCTCCCAGCAGCGTACAGAACTGAGTGCGCAGCACGGTGGCCAGTTCTTGCGATTCCCGGCGGAGGCGTACTACCGCCTGCTCGATGCGCAGTGCATCTGCAGGGATGCTGGCGTCAGGCGCCAGGATCTTGGCCGTACCAGTGCGCGTCTCGGTCGCGCGAACCGCTTCTACGGCCCACGACGGCGCCACTCGCACTGCGCCGCGCGCGTCCACCAGGCCGGCGGCAGCACCAATCATGCGTCGGCGCGCGATACCGCCGCGGTCCATCGAAGCAGTCTGCCTGATCGTAGCCGGGCGGCCCAGGCCTGCTAGTGCGGACACGCCGTACATGCCTGCGCCTTCCTCCAGCTCCTGCCGACGTGGCCCAAAGGCCCAACCCCACAGGCGCAGCAGGTTGTCGAATTCTTCTCGGGTCATGCTTCGGTTTCCGGCTTTGGCGCCGCGGCGCGAAGATGCGGCCAAGCCGCGACGACAGCGTTACGCATGGCGCAACCTTGTAAGTGATTGAACTCACGCGACGCTGGATCCCGCCCGTGGATCGACCGGAACCACTCAATCCGAGCTGCCTCCACGGCTCGGTCCAACACTTCACCCTCGGGCAGCCGTGGCACCTGTCGCATCGCCGCGTCCAGGCCCTTGCGCTCGACTTGGTAGGCTGTCTGTCGTGCCATGGAAGCAGCCTGCAGCAGCGCCTCGACGGTGGTTGACCGCTCAGCGCCGCGCTGCAGGACGCGCCGGTAAGCAGCCGCCTCCGCTTCCAGCTGACGTGCGAAGGCATACAACGCAGCGGCGCCCTCGTTCTCGACCCCGTTCATGCGGCCACCTTGTCGGATGGAAACGCATCCTCGAAATCGTCACCCGCAGCCCCGACGACAGCGACCGGAAATGATGCCTGCTTGTCTCGCGGCAGCAGCGTGCGCGGCTTGTGTTCGGGGCCCGCCAGGTAGTGTGTTGTGCCCGGGTCGTACCACAGGCCAAACCGGCCTTCCTTGCCGTTGAATCGCTGCTTATGACAGATCAGCAGGGCGTCGTGCTGGCCTTCCCACTTCGAATCGAGAGGCGCTCCGGTTGCGTTGGCGATTGCAATTGCCTGCTCCTTGGGCTTGTTACGCCAGATCTCCAAAACGGTGTCCACCATGTCGGTGATGCCACCCGAGCCTTTGACGCCCATCTTGCCGACCGGCTTAGATTCGTCGTCGCCCTTACGCATATGGACCACGATTGCGACGTGCGTCTGCTCGTCCCGGGCAAAGTCGCTCAGCGCCTCAACGAATTGTTTCTGCCCCGAGTAATCATCGTCGGCGAATCCACATTTCGTCAGGTTATCCAACAGGAACAACTCGATGCCATAGCGCCGGCGGGCGTACCGGAAGACCTCAAGGATGCGTTTCGACTTAGCCGCGCCTTGCACGTCGAACGCCATCACGTGCCCAGCCAGCACCCGCGTAACGTGTCGAGCGTAGGCTTCGGACGGATTAGCAGTCCCCGCCACTTGGCGGTTCATCCGCATCATCCAAAGGCCGCGGCGAAATTCCATGCTCGCCACACAGCAGCGCACGCCGCACGCCGCCAGTGAGCCCGTCACGAACGAAGTCACCGCGGATTTGCCATGCCCGTTGATGCCACCCCACAACGAGGTCTCGCCCGGACGCAGCCGGATTTCGTCGTGGGTCTTCTTCCAGGGCAACACCATTCCACAATCTTGGCGGTGGTACTCGGCCCAGATCTCATCTTCAAACTCGCCGATGTCGCGAAGCTCCACGGGGTCCATCGTGCGAGCGCTGCGTAGCGCGGTGTACATCGCCTCTTGATGGATGCCTGCCATCAAGCACGCGTTCGCGTCCTTGTGCGGCAACCGGACCACGTGCACGCGCTCGCGGCCAAGGCGCTCCACCAAATCGATCACCGCCTCGCGCCCCGGGCCGTCGTCGTCCATGCTCAGGTTGATGCGGTCGTAGACCGCCAGCCTGTCGAACTCCGTTTCCACCCAAGTGTGCTTGCCGCCTTTTCCCGCACCCATTGGCACGGACAGCGCCGGAACGCCGTAGGTGTGCCAAGCGAGGGCATCGAGCTCTCCCTCAGCGAGGACAATCTCGCGCGCGTTCGTATCAATCGCCTGCCAACCGAACAGGCATGGCTCGCAATCGGCCTCCTGGCGAAACTCTTTTGGCAGCTTCCGATACTTGACTGCGATCAGCTGGCCGTCGCGCAGGTACGGGAACACGATCCAGCCATCCCGGCTGACAACCTTGTAGGCGTCCAGCGTGGCGGGCGCGATCCTGCGCTCGTCAGTGAGCCAGTTGCGCAGCGGGTCCGGCAGCGGCCGCATACCATCCTTGCTCGGCCGGCTATAGCGCTTCGGCAGCGGCTGCAGCTGCTTGTGCTCGCGGATGCCCAGATAGTCCATGGCCTGCTCGCACGCTTCACGCAGCGATAAGCCCCGCGCTGCAGCCCACAGACCGATCAAATCGCCGGACTCGCCGGTTGCGAAGTCGGACCACACCCCGGCCTTGTCGCCGCGCAGCACCACGCCCAGGCTGTCGCCAGGCTGGCCGTCTACGGATCCGGCCTTCCACTCGCTCCCCGATCGCTTGCCCTGCGGCAGGAGCATGCGCACCACTGCCTCGGCCTGCGTGCCCAGGAGCCGCGATAGCTCGGTTGCACGCATCAGCGCACCCCCTGCATGAAGTCAGGCAGGCCAGCAGAGCCGCCATCGCCCCCGTCGCGCCACTGGTCCTCCCAGCGCCGCCCGTTGAGGTAGGTTGCCGGCAGCGGGATGTAACGCTTACGCTCCTTCGACCACTGCGGATCCTCAGCAGTTCGCGTCTTCAATTCCGCGACGATCCGGTCAGCCATCGCCTCGCAGTTGTTCTTGCGCCAAGCCTTCGCCGCATCAGGCCTGGCCTCGTGCCGTGGGTAGACCTGGTAGAACTCCGCGAACTTGGCTGTCTCCAGCTCAGCAACCTTGCGAGTCGGCTTGGCTGCCTTGCCCGCTTCGCTGCGATGCAGATGCAGATGCAGATCCCTATCCTCGCCCCCGCTAGGGGGTAGGGGGTTATTTGCTTCTTTCAGTTCTTGCTTAAAATCATTACTTACTAGTGTCGGATTTGCCGTATACGGCTGACCCGCATGCGGCTGATCCGGAAGCGGTTCCTTGCTTGCGACTTCGCTAACGGCATAGCTGACCCCATCGAGTTGGCCGCCACCACGGCGCTGTTGCTGACGAACGAGATAGCCCGCCTTCTCCAACTCTCCCAACAGTGCATAGACTCCATCGCGGCCGGTACGCACACGAGCGCCTTCAGTCTGGCGGCGCAGACTTTCGACACTGATTTCCCAATGGTCGGGCTTGCCCAACAGGTAAACAAGCAGGCCACGCGCAGCCCAGGAAAGCCGCGCGTCCTCACTGATTGCCTTGGATAGGACGTAGTAGTTCGACTCGGGCCGTGGCGCGCGAACGATGCTCACAGAGCCTCCAGACGCAGCGCACGGAAAAGACCGCTAACAACCCGGGCCGGGAGCAGGTGCCGACAGCGGGCGCCGATCAGCAGCGCCTTGATGTGCCGGCGCAGGATCGGAGTGGGCCGGATGGTGGGATCCCAAGCCGGAGGCGGTGTTTCCGTATTGCCCGTGAAGGCCTCGCGCATCAGGGTCGCGAACCATTCCAGATGGCGCGGGGTCACCCAGGACTTAGCCGCCAGCAGGGCGATCCACTCCAGCGCATCGTCACGACTATGGCAGTAGAAGTCGAAGGCAAACCCAGGCCTCTCCCTGTCGATCAGCACCACGCCCACACGGCCATCTGCCAGGTGTTCGTCGATTCGCGCTAAGGGCAGCACCGCATCCCGCTGCAGGCTCGCTTGCGCGCGGGACATCTGATGCTCAGGCTCGCCCTCCTGCTCGCCATACCGGTGGCCAGCAACCGGCATGGGCGTGCGACCGCTCATGCGGCAGATTCCAGTTGGGAGGCGATGAGCGATTCAAGCTCACTCGCCGGAATCATGGTACGCCGCCCGAGTTTGACGGTACGGAGACGCTTGAGCTTGATCTGCTCATAGAGCCAGGTGCGCCCCATACCACCCAGCGCGGCACAGGCGCCGTTGATGGAATAAAGCCTCGGAGCGTTCGCCTGATCCGGCGAAGGGGTCAATGAACTGTTTTGCATGAACTTCGGCCTCAAAAAGAGACCGGCGCACTTGCACGGACGCTAGCGGACAGCTAGTGTGCCTTTGCCGGTACGCCGGCCCATTGCTTCCCAATGGAACCCAGGCCCCCGCCGCGCCAACGGTGGGGGCCTTTTTTTGGCCCCCGTCGGGGTATCCCAGTTCCGCTTAGTGTGTACGAGCACGATAGTGTTCGTTGCACCGATTTGAATCTAACATCAAGGATTTGCCTCCTCAACGCTAAATGCTCGAAGGCGTAGGACTTGATCTAAAGCACCAGATTGTTGAGATGGAAGGAATTCGCAAGTGACTGCTAGTGGCCGTCAACATACACCGCCACCAAGAGCGCAGCTAGGGACAAGTCTGTGGATAACCCGTTGAGATTTGGTGCTGCCTGCCCGTCAGAACAGGTGCTTAGCAAAAAAGTACCCCGTGATCTTTTTTCCGCCCTCCTCCTGTCTGACAAACCTCCGCTCTCCTTTCGGGTTCCGACGAATTCGTGCGGACAGTATCAATCAGAAGTTCGTGGCCCTAGTAATTTTGCTAGCTCAATGACACTCGACTAGCTGGATGAAGCCTCCTTTCTCCAGCGGGAAATAGCATTTCTTATGCTCCCCTCACTTTCGATAACTGGGTGCCGGGAAATTGCCTCGCGCGCAAATTGAGCATCTTTTCTGAATGGAGAGCCTCCGTTCTTCATCTCCATCCATTCGGTCTTTATCTTGCGCATAGCCACCACCTTGGGGTCACCATCTGCCCTCGCGGCCGCTGCCAAGATCGCGAGCTTTTTTCGAGCTACTTGATCCTGGCCCTGGGCCTCTTGCCCAAAAAAAAGTACAGCTTTGAGTAATACGTGCGCTGTAAATGCGAGCAGGGCGTGATCTTCCTTCTCTGACTTACTCTCGGCAACGTCGAGAAAGCGATCTACCCACGTGTCCCTCGCATGTCGTACTGCGAAGTTGAGCGACTTCGCGAAGTCAGCGCTCTCCACATCGCTTCTCAACGCATCCACTGAGTAGTAGAGATCAATTAGCTCTTGTCGTCTACCTTCTGGAATAGCCTTGGGGTCAGGTGATTGCAAGCCTCCTTTCCTCAACGAAACCACCTTGGATTTCTGCCGCACGGCGGCGGGATCTTCATACTTCACAAGCTTCTTCTCCAACATCATCGCACCCTGCCTTCCTAACAATCCTTCGAATTACTCTACCCTGACTTCAACATATGCTTAGGAGCTGTGGAAAAGTGCCAAGCAGAAGCCGGACCACGAATCACACGTAGCCATCGGGATGACCTACGCAGCGTCTTATGCGAGCGCAGTTCGTTGATTCAGCACATCGGAACCACCACGCTCGCGGCCATGCGCTTATGCAGCTCGGCCTTGAGCGCGACGTTCATCTTGAGCATCAATCTATCGTCGGGCGCGAACTCCGCAGCGTAGACGCGTTTCGCAACCTGTTCGAGGGTCTGTTTGCCGTCGCTTAGTGCACAGTCCAATAGCATCGCGGCCAGACGCATCGTTTGTTGGCTGATGGGGTCGTCAGTTTTGGCCTGTTTCCTGGGCCGAACAACACGTTTTCTGAGCGGGCGCACGATGCGTCCGGAAGGGAACTCGATCACGGCAGCCATCACTGCGGACCTCCGTGCTGCGCACGCGATGGCAATGCACTGACCGCAACCCGCGCCTTCTGTAGATTGGACGCGACCGCGCAGGCAACGGCAGTCGCGGTTTCTACGTCGGGCTTGGACGTGCCACCGCCCTTGCAAATGTCCGCAATGAGAGCGTTCACCCTGCGACGCGCGAGGCGCCGACTGATCGCCTTCCCGGCTTGCGTTGCCGGGTTCATTTCGTAGCGAATCAGCGACTCCATTGACTCTCGACGCGCGGTGCGTCGCTGCTTCGCTTGCTCCTTATCGGCCTTCTTCTGCTTAGCGGCGGCGCATCGCCGATACGCGGCCCGTTCGCGTTCCTCACGCTTCACATTGGCGCGCAGGACGGAAGCCGGCCACGCCAGCGGGAGCATGGCGTTGCTGTCGTCCATGGCCGATGCGTACCAATGCACCCCGCGGCGGCAGTGGTACACGGGTTCATCGAACAGATAGGGTGCACCGGCTTCGGTGGGCTCATCGTCAGTCGGCTTCCAGCCAAGTTCCCGCCCGCGGATGAGGAGGCTGACGGCCGTTACCGTTTCCACCACTACTTCGCCAGCCTCATCGTGGTAGCACAGGCGGAAGGTGTCGCCCTGATGCTGGGCCAGCCATTCCACACTGACGATGAAATGTTCGATCAGCATGCGCGGCGTGGCACCGGCGGCGATGAGTTGGTTGATCGGGTCGGCGATCATCCTTCCGCTCCTGCTGCTTTGCGCAGCGCTTCGGCCATTCCCAACAAAAAGTGGAGGAAATCGGCCGTGTCATAGGGGATGGAAACGTGGAGGGCATCGTCGGATGCCTGAGCGGCAGTCATGCTTTCCCACAGAAATTCCCGCACGTGTTCGTTGATCTGGCTGGCCCTAAACAGCGCGGTGTCGGTATTGATGCCGGCGTTGACTTGGAGCAGGTGCCCATCGTCCACCGGAATGCGGCAGAACGGCGAAGCGACGGTGATTTCAGGCTTCACGGCGCGCCTCCTTGATCGGCTGCGCGTCGCTCAGCCCCTGATCGCCAATCGCGGCCACGATCGCCAAGGCGCTATTCCCGGCCCTGAACACGGTGTGCCCCAGCACCTCCGCATTTTGTTCCTGTATGCGCTCGGCGGCGCCGGTCGCGAGTGCATCGCCTATGGCGGTGATGAGTCGCAGGTGGTCGTATAGGTCATCAATCTGCGCGATGGTGATGCCCTTGGCTAACTTCTGAGGTACGCTATTACTCGCCATGTGTATCTCCTGAGTCTTCGTCGATGATGGGTTGCTTGGTAGACGGCTCGAGCGCGCTAACGCTCGGGCCGTCATTGTTTTACGCTTTGAACTTTGCTGCTTCTACCCAGTTTTCGGGGCGAAACGCACACTTCTGACTGTTGTCCACTCAACGGCTGTTGCGTAGGAATTCCCCTACTCATAATTCCGGTTTCCTTGGTTCTTGTACATTGGTAAAACTACGACAATGGGGAGAGGTGTTGCCTTCACCGGATGCACGCAAAGGGACAATGCTCCATTGCCGTAAGTTCATGCTGCGATCTTCCCGGGCATCATCTGCAGCAGCTGCGGAAATGCGCTGGTATAGAAGTGGGATTGCGTCTCGCGCGGGTTGGCTGGCGAAGTGATGTTCTTGCCGTACTGCGCACCGGCATCCGTGAGCGTCCAGAACTGTTTCGTACCGCCGCGGCTGCTGGGCCGGCTGCGCCGCTCTACGATGCCCCGGGCCTCCAAGACCGCATAGGCACGAACCACGCCGATGGGGGAGTTGTGCTGCTTGAGCAGCGTTTGCAGCGCCGCCGTGGGCTCGCTGCTGCCCTCGCCGCGGCCGTCGATCGCGTAGGCCGGCAGCAGGTCGGTATGCCCGACCTTGGCGCCGAGCTTCTGATACATGCCCAGCGTTGAGGACGGCGTCAGGTTGAGCGTACGGGAAGCCGACTCGATCAGGGTGCAGCCGTCGCCGACGTAGCCGGTCAGCTGGCGCGGTACGGAAGTTAGCAGACGTTGCGCGGCAAAGTAGCCGGTGACGATTTGGCGCTGCACCTGCCACGCCAAGTCATCGTTGAACGGCTTCACCAGCATGGTGTAGCCGGTTTCGCTGAGCAGGATCACGCGATCGGGCGTTCCGCCTTGCGGGCGGCTCAAGCCAAGCGAACGAATTTCGTCCGGCTGGTTAACCTCGAAGAAGTCCGCGCCCTCCACGAACCGCTCGCGGTGTTCGTTGAAGTTGCGACGGGCGGTGCCGGCCGGCCGGGCATGGGCCGCATCGACCTGGGCCAAGGTGATGACGCGCTGGCCTTGGTGTTCCAGCACGGATAGTTCGACGTGGTTGACGGTGATGGTGGTGGTCACGGGGTGGGCTCCTGTCGCTGGGCAACCAGCCGCTCCTGGCGCTCGCGGACTGAGCGCACGATCTCGCTACTTTTGCTACTGCGGTTCTTGCTCGCCTGATGGTCAATCCACTGCTTCAGATCGGCCGGCAAACGAAGCTTGATCTGAGGGTCACTTGCCTTTTCCACGTCACACCTCCTTTGCACGGACCAAAGTTGTCCGTGGCAACAGTGGACAATAATGGTCCGTTGCTGTCAAGGACAATTTTGGTCCATCATCCGCGCCATGTCAGAACCCCTTTTCCACCAGTTCAAGCTGCGCCTTCCGGTCAACCTGTTCCAACGGTTGGAGGCCCAGGCTGGCATCACGAATCGCTCAGTTTCCGCTGAGATCATCACTCGGCTAGAAGAGTCATTCGAGAAGCCGAAGGTCACGCTGACCAGCGATCAAGTTAGGGATTTGGCCGGCGAGTTCATGTCCATTTTCAAGATGGAAGTGAGCAAAGCGGAAAAGCTTCAGGCAGATGACCTCGATTCGCTGTTCAAAAAGATGGAGCAGCGCTACTTGGAAGAGGCCGACGTGCTGGCTTCATTGACTGTTGCCGCTGAACAAGAGGCCTATGCGATACGCTCTATCGAAGGGCATTCTGCAAGATATGAAACTGCCCAGCAGAAGCTGCGCAAGCTCCGATGGTTCCAGAACCAAGTGCAGCACCGCGGCCAACTGCTCATTGAGGCTGGGCTTCAACTGTCTGACCTACCTGATAGTGACTCAGACGAATTGGAGATCCGTCCGACGCCGAAGAAGAAGGCTAAGCGCCATGGATGATCGGACAGCCGATAGCTGAAATGGCAGAGGCGCTGCTGCGATCTAGCGCCTGTCTCATCTCCTGCAACCTGCGTCTGTAGGATGCCTCTCCTACTCCGATAGGAAGCACCATGCATATCGCCATTCCCGTGCACTACGGCAGCCCCGATGCGCAGATTCTGGCCGATGAGCTACGCCTACATGGGATCGCTGTGGTGTCCACAACGCGCACCGCTGCAACTCGCCTAGCTGGGGAGCTTGAGGCAGCGCTTGGGATTGACTCTGAGCGCGAGAGCGAAGAGGAGCACCTAATACACCTCTCTTGCGCCGTAGAACCCATGATGGAGTACGGGTGGATGGACTGTTACGTCTACGGCCAGGCCTTCGGCGGCGACATTTCAGACGCCAAGCGACTGATGGGAGGCGCGGTTCGGCAGTGGGGCACGGTGGGAAAGCCTGCTCGCCACTTGGCCGTGCTACGCGGCCAGGCCTCTTGACCCATTCCGAACGCTGATCTATTATCGGCAGTGTCATCAGAAGTCTGTCAGCGGCCCGCCCAAGCGGGCCGTTCGCGTTTGTGGGAAGCGGCAGGGGGACTGTCTATGATGGAGCCTCTTAACAGGAGGTGCGATATGTCGCTCACCACAGCGCAGACAGAGGCGGCTATTGAGGCCGCCAGCCGTATAGTCGTAGCAATGATCGAAACCTCTCCGGCATTCAGGAATACGGGGGATGCTGCGAAGGATTCTGCGGCCGCTGCGAATGCATTCAAACAAGTGTTCGAGCAGATTAAGGCAAGCGCCTCCTAGTAGGTCGCGCTCGCTTCCGCCTGATGTTGGTCAGCAGCCCCCGGCGAAATCCGGGGGTTCTTTTCGCGTACCTATTCAGTAGTCCGTCGAGCCATAATCGCCATACCAGGGTCGGTTGGGGCAGGGCATGGGCATCGGCAAGGATCTTGTACTTTCAGTTGGTGCTGAAAATCTTGAGAAGGCTTCGGAAGGGTTGCTCGAAACAGCTTTGGACAGCGTTTTGGACGAGGGCGTGCTTCGCGACATCCCAGTTATCGGAACCATTGTTGCCGGAGCAAAAGCATTTGGATCCGTCCGAGACTATTTCCTTTGCAGGAAGGTTCAGAAATTCTTGTCTGAGGCTTCTAAGTTGACTTGGGCCGAGCGAGCCAGTGTTGTTGCGGAACTCGCCGGATCGGAGAAGCAGAAGGAACGTCTCGGCGAGATTGTCATGGACTTGCTTGACAAAGCGGACTTGGAGCTCAAGCCAATACTCATTGGTCGCCTGTTCGTCGCAGTGGGACGTGGGCGTGTTCCAGCCGGCGACTACTTGCGCCTTTGCTCGATGATCAATGGCGCTTTTGTTGATGATCTTGTAGGCCTGTCAAAAAGCCACAGTGCTGATTCCTTGTCCGTCGATCGCAGGTTCGCAATGCAGGCAAACGGCTTTCTGATCTTTGGGATCAAAAATCCGCCGAATAGTGAAAGGTCCGGGGCATCCGTCCTAGCGCTTGCGAAAGCGCTGTACGACGAGCCTTTCGAGCTGATATGGCAGTTATCGAAGGATGCCCGCGTGATCTTGGAGCATTGTTTCGATCCCCCTGCGCCGAATCCACTCTTCGAGAGCGTGGCTGAATACTAGCCAAGTCAGGCTGCTGGGTTCCATTCTTTCTCGTCGGTTCGATCCCCGGTAGTCCGCTCCAACAACAAGCCCCGCCATTCGGTGGGGCTTTTCCATTTCCGGAGATCTCGATGAGCCTGCTTTCCCTCCCGATCGCGCCCGAGCTGGCGCTGTCGCACATCATCGTGCCCGCGCTGGCGGAGCTGGGCGACGGCATGGACTCGCCGCCGGCTCGCGTCCAGATCCTGGCCACGGGGCTGCAGGAATCCGGCCTCAAGTACCGCCACCAAGTCGGCGGCCCGGCGCACGGCCTGTTCCAGTTTGAGCGCGGCGGCGGCGTTCGCGGCGTCCTGACCCACTCGGCAAGCCAGCGGCGCGCACGGGCGCTGTGCGAGTTGCACGGCGTCGCGCCGACCGTGGCCGCGGTGTATGACGCCATCGAGCATGACGACGTGCTGGCGGCTGGATTCGCGCGCCTGCTGTTGTGGACGCTGCCGGTTGCGCTGCCGGCGCTCGGTGACGAGCAGGAGGCGTGGGAGCAGTACATCGAGGCATGGCGACCGGCGCCGCGTGACGAAGCCGAGCGCCGCGCCCGTTGGGCCAGGGTGTACCCGCTCGCCATGAAAGCGGTCCGGGGCAGCTAATGCCACGTCGTCGCGAGGCCATCGCTGGGCTTGAAGGGGTCATCCAGCTTACGGAGACGCCCAACGCCCGGCCGACCGCCAAGATGCTTGAGACGATCAACGGCCGGGTGCGCGAAGCCATCGAGCTGTTGCGAGTCCCGGACAGCACGCGCAAGCGGGTGGATTTCATCTTGCTGGCGATCCAGCAAAGCACCGAGATTCGGGTGCACAACCGCAACGGCAATGTGTTGAAGCGGGCGCACATCATCGACCCTGAGCTGTACCACTGGAGCATTTCCCAGCTCCACGAGCTGGCGATTTCCCCATGATGCTCCCCAAGGTCATCCGAGCGCTTGGCTTGGAGCCAGTGCCGGACGTGCACAACTGGCAGCGGTGGTGGTCGGCGAAGCTGGATGCAATGGCAATCGCTGTCGGCTCCATTGCAGTGGCCTACACGCAGTTGCCGCCCGACTGGCAAGCGGCGCTGCCGCATTGCTTGTTGACCGCCCTGGCGATCATCGGCTTAGTCATCAAGTCGGCCAGTTTGGTCATGCGCGGCGTGAAGCAGCCGGACTTGCACGAGGACCAGCCGTGAACCGCTGGCTGACGCTCGCCGCCTTCGTCGCCTGGACGGCCTTGGCGTTCTGGATGGGGCGCGAGTGGCGCGACCGCAGCGCCGACCTGGGCGTGTCCAAGCAGCAGACCGCGGCTGTCACGGAATCCTTGACGGCGGAGAAGGGCGCGCGCGCCGTTGAACACCAGCAGGCGACAGCAACCCAAGGCGTCGCCGACAAGGCCGCCACCCGAAAGGACCAGATCGATGACGACTACAACGCACGCATGTCGGCTGCTGTGGCTGGCCGCGATTCTGAGCTTGGCGAGCTGCGCAAGCAGTGGGCCGGCTGTGAAACCGACCGTTTGTCCAGTGATGCCGCCGCTGCCGCTCAAGCTGCAGAGCAAGACCGATTACGCAAAGCAAGTGCGGCACGAATTGTATGGGCCTGCGAAACCGCCCAGTCCGAGCGAGACGAAACCATCGAGCGGTACAACGTCGCCGCCGGGATGACGAACGCGCAGGGCGGCGGCTGATGTTGGACGTGCACGTTCTCACGCTGCCCGACACGCTGCCGGCCTGGATCGAGCAGCGTCGCGCGTCGATCGCTGCCGCGGTGGCCGCCGCCGGCTTCCCGGTCCACGTGCACGAGCTGCCGGGGGAGCTTGGGCACATAGGCCGCGGCCGGGCGCGAGGGTACGCACTCGGTACGCAACCCTACGTCACCTACGTGGACTGCGATGACTACTTGCTGCCGGTTGCGTTCGCCGCCCTGGCCGATGCATTGGCGGCAGGAAATGACGCGGTGGCGCCTGGCGAGATAACGGAGCAGGGACGTGCGCGCAACTGGTCGCAACGCCGGCACCACTTGATCTGCTACCGCCGTGACATTGCGAACGCATTCGACCATGCGGCGTGGCGCGTTTGCGGCGACCTAGCGCTGGCGAACCAAACCGATATCCATCACGTGGCGGACCACAGCTACGTCCACCGCCTCTACGAAAGCCCGGGCCGCCTATTGCGCCGGGCACACCAAGACGAACTGATGCGCGCCCACCATGGCTAACCTGCTTTCCGATCCGACTAAGTGGGAGAGCTTCCACTCCGGCTTCAATGCGGACGACAACTACTACGAGGGGCCGCCGTCTGCGTATTGGGATGCGGCCACCAGCTCCTACTACTACTACGCCGAAATGTGGAGCCGCGCCAAGGTCGCAATGCGGCTGGTTGGCGTCGTGCAGGAAGGCGACACGGTAGAGGGCGAATTTGAAGAACTGACCCGGAGCCCCGTTAGCGAGGTGCAAACCACGCTCACTGCCTACGGTTTCGACGGGACCACCGTGCTGTGGACCGTGGAGGGCTACTTGGCGCAGCGCATTCCGTTCGCCTATCCCGCTGTGGCGGGAATGGTCCTGGCCACGGCCAACCCGGCATCCGAGGAGTTTCTGTACACCGGCGAGTCGCGCATCTACGTCGCGCAGCCACCGGAGCCGGTTGCACCTGGTCCGGTCTACGTCGTGCCGCACCACCTGCGCGCCTACTCGGGCTACGACACCCCGCTGGCCGTGTGGGTCCGTGACGAGGCTGGCCACGCCGACCTGAGTCAGGACGTGGTGACCGTGGTGGTCAGCACCTACCAGGGTGGCCGGCAGTTGTACCGGTGTGACGCCGCAGCCAGTGCCGCAGGCGAGGTGACGTGGATCCACCCGGCCAGCATCGCCAGGCAGCACCGGCCGGGCGTGTACCGGGTCAAGGTGGTGAGTTCCCTGCGCGGCGTTATCGGCGACGGCCTGCTGGAGGTTGTGTGATGGCTGGGCGTCCGACCGACTACCGACCAGAGTATTGCGACACCGTGATTGAGCTGGGGAAGCTCGGTAAATCAGTGGTCCAGATGGCATGCGCTATCGATGTCGCAAAGTCCACGCTTTACTTGTGGGCCGAAACCATCCCGGAATTCTCGGACGCCTTTACGCGTGCGAGGCAGTGGGCGCAGGACTGGTGGGAAACGCAAGGGCAGTGCGGCCTGACGGCGGACAAGTTCAATGCATCTCTATGGTCGCGATCGATGGCCGCGCGGTTCCCGGAGGACTACCAAGAGCGAAAGGGCGTCGAACTGTCCGGCCCCGGTGGCGGCCCAGTCAATGTGGTGACGACTGTGGAGATTGTCGGCGTCGAGGCGCGCACGACCGAATGAGCAAGCTGCGGTTGGAGATCCCGGCAAAGATGCTGCCGTTCCATACCGTCAAGAAGCGCCACAAGATCGCCCGCGGCGGCCGCGGCTCGGCCAAGAGCTGGTCCATCGCGCGCCTGCTGTCGGTGCGCGGCATCACCCAGCCGACCCGCTGGCTGTGCTGCCGCGAGACGCAGAAGTCCATCAAGGAATCGTCGCACCGCCTGCTGGCCGACCAGATCGCGGCGATGAACCTGGGCTACTACTACGACGTGCAGGAGAAGGTCATCAAGGGCCAGGCCGGCACGTCCGCCGGCGAGTCCGAGTTCGCCTTTGTCGGCCTGAAGGAGCACACGGCGGACAGCATCAAGTCCTACGAGGGCTTCGACGGGGCATGGACGGAAGAGGCGCACTCGGTCAGCGAGCGGTCGGCCACGGTGCTGATCCCGACCATCCGCAAGCCGGGGTCGGAGCTGTGGTGGAGCTACAACCCGGACCAGGATGCGGACTACGTTCACCAGCTGGCGGCGATGGAGGATGACGACACGCTGGTGATCGACATCAACTGGCGGGACAACCCGTGGTTTCCGGTGGAGCTGGAAAAGGAGCGGGTGAAGCTGCTGCGGGTGAACCAGGATCTCTACCGGCACGTCTGGGAGGGTGCCTGCCGGTCGCTCGCCGGCCTGATGTTCAAGCGCGATTGGTTCAAGTTCTACGACGTGCTGCCGTCGCGCCTCAACCTGTACATGGCCAGCGACTACGCGGTGACGCCGGACGACGGCGATTTCACCGAGCACGGCGTGTGGGGGCTGTCCGAACTGGGCGACCTGTACGCGGTGGACTGGTGGTATGGGCAGAAGGATCCGGCCGAGTGGATCGATGCGTGGATCGACCTGGTGAGCCGTTGCCGCCCGCTGGCCGCCTTCGAGGAGAAGGGCGTGATCCTGCGCGCGGTCGACTCGGCCATCACGAAGCGCATGCGCGAGACGCAGACGTTCGCCAACCGCATCGCGCTGGCGTCGGCCGGCAGCAAGGCCGAGCGGGCCCTGGGCTTCGCGGCGCGCGCATCGGCGGGGTCTGTGTATCTGCCGGCGGGCAAGCCGTGGGCGATCCGACTGCTGAACCAGCTGTGCGCCTTCAACGGCGAGGACGGGCGGCAGGACGACGCCGTGGACGTGTGCAGCCTGGTCGGCCGCGGCCTTGACGAAATGGCCAACGCCGCACCGGCCGAGAGCGAAGAGAGCAAGAGGCGCCGCGGTGCGGACTACGCCGCGGACGATGACGACGATGACGATAATTGGAAAACCGCCTGATGTCTGAGCGCAACGACGATCTGCTGGACAAGTGCCTGCGCCAGTTCGAGGAGGCCTACGACAACAGCCGGGAAGAACGGGCGCTGTCCGAGCAGTGCCGGGACTACTACGACGGCAACCAGTACACGGCGGAGGAGCGCGAGACGCTGCGCAAGCGCAAGCAGCCGATCGTCACCTCGAACCGGATCAAGCCCAAGATCGATGCCCTGATCGGCTTCGAGAAGAAGAGCCGCACGGACCCCAAGGCCTTCCCGCGCACGCCGAAGCACGAGCACGAGGCGGAATCGGCCACCGACGCGCTGCGCTTCATCGCCGACCAGAACAAGTTCACCACCATTCGGTCGGACGTGGCGGAGAACCTGTTCATCGAGGGGAGCGGCGCGGCCACGGTGTCGATGAAGCAGCGGCCGGATGGCAGCTTGGACGTGGTGCTGACGCAGATCCCGTGGGATCGCCTCTACCGCGACCCGCACAGCCGCATGCGCGACTTCTCCGACGCCGGCTACCTGGGCGTGGTGCTGTGGATGGACGACGCCGACGCCAAGCTGCGGTTTAAGGGCAAGGATGCCGCCATCGACGCGTCCTACCTGAGCGCCGAGGCGGCTGGCGAGACCTACGACGACCGGCCGAAGGTGACGTGGTGCGACAAGGCGCGCAAGCGCATCCGGGTCATGCAGCACCGATGGCTCGAGGATGGCGTCTGGCATACCGCGATCCTGTGCCGCGGCGGCTTCCTGCGCGATCCACAGCCGTCGCCGTACCTGGACGAGTGGGGGCAGCCCGAGTGCGACGTGATCGCCGTCTCGGCATTCGTGACGCGCGAGAACGTGCGCTACGGCACCGTGCCGCAGATGCTGTCGCCCCAGGACGAGATCAACAAGCGCCGTAGCAAGGCGCTGCACCGCCTCAGCATGCGCCAGGTGATCGCGGAGGACGGTGCCGTGGAGAACGTCAGTGCGGCGCGGCGCGAGCTGGCGCGCCCCGATGGCTACGTCAAGGTGCGGCCGAAAGCAAGGTTCGAGGTCGTGGACTCCACGCAGTCGATGATGGGCGAGCTGCAGCTGCTGCAGGAGGCCAAGGCGGAGATCGACGCCAGCGGCGTGAACCCAGCGATCGAGGGCGACGTCAAGGCGCCGTCGGGGCGCGCGGTGGAGGCGCTGCAGCAGTCCGGCCTGCAGGAGCTGGCCATCCCGTTCGACGCGCTGCGCGAGTGGTCGCTGCGCATGTACCGGGCTTGCTGGAACCGCGTCCGCCAGTATTGGACGGAAGAGAAGTGGGTCCGCGTCACCGACGACGAGAGCAACCTGCGCTGGGTCGGCATCAACAAGCCGGTGACGGTGCAGGACGAGCTGAAGCGGCTGCAGGAGGCCGGGGAGCAGCCCAGCCCGCAGCTGCTGCAGCTGGCGCAGATCGATCCGACCCGCGTGCTCCGCATCGAGAACGCGGTGGCACAGCTGGACGTGGACATCATCGTGGACGAAGGTCCGGACTCGGTGACGATCCAGTCCGAGCAGTTCCAGGCGCTGGTCGAGCTGAAGAGGGCCGACCCGAACTCGATCTCGACCGACATGATTATCGAAGCTTCCAGCCTGCGGAACAAAGATCGCATCCTGGAGAAGATGAAGGAGGGCGGCGTGCCCCCGCAGGTCCAGCAGCAGATGCAGCAGCTGCAGGAACAGCTACAGGCGTTGCAGCAGAAGCTGCAGCAGGCCGACCAGCAACTGGCCGACCGCAGCCTGGACGCGCAGAAGCTGCAAACCGAGCAGTTCAGGGCCGAGACCGACAGGTTCGAGGCCATCACCGACCGCGCCCAGCAGGCCATGCAAATGGCTCCGGTGGGCGTGGTTTTGCAGTAGTGGTCGCGCCCACAAAAGCGCGTTACGCGACGACGGCGCAAGGTCGATAACGGAGAAAACCAGCGATGAGCAATGAACGTGACTTCCTTGACGAAATCACGCAGCCGACGGCTGCCCCGGAATCAGCGACGACCGATGCACCGGCCGCCGCAACCGGGGAACCGGCAGCTGCGACCACGGGCGAGCCTGCAGCGCAGGCACAAGCAGCTGAGGCGCCGCCGGCCGCAGCAACGGACAAGGACGAGCGCGTCCCGCTCGCCGCACTGAAGGCGGAGCGTGAGAAGCGGCAGAACGAGCAGCGGCAACGCGAGGAGTTGGAGCGTCGTCTGCGGGAGGTCGAGGGCGCACGGGAACAGCCGGGGTTCTTCGAGAACCCGGAGGGATACGTGCAGCAGTCGATCAAGGGAGCGCAGCACGAGATCCGGCAGCAGTTCTATGCCGCGATGGACGCTGATGCGCGCGAGCAGTTCCCTGACTACGACGAGGTGCTGGAAGCGCTGAAGGAGCACGCCCAGGGCAACCCGGCGATCGTGCAGCAGGTGTTCAACGCCCCCAACCCCGCCCGCGCGGCCTACAAGCTCGGCAAGCAGTTGCACGAGATGGCGCAGATCCAAGACCCCGAGGCCTACCGCCAGAAGATCGAGGCGGAGGTGCGGGCAAAGGTCGAAGCCGAATTCGCGCAGAAGCAGGCTGATCGTGCTGCCACCCTCGACCGCATCCCGCCTGATCTATCCACGGCCAGGAGCGCCGCCGCAACCACGCGGCCGGGCACTGGCGACGTTTTCGAAAACCTCTTTTAAGGGACCGCAATGACTGACACGACCGCAAGCCCGGCAGTCCGGGCCAAGCAGTGGGACGACGGCTTTTTCCGCGAGTACGTCCGCGCGAACCGCTACAAGCGCTACATGGGGAGCGACGAGAACTCCATCATCCAGGTGAACAACGACCTGGCCAAGAAGAAGGGCGACGCGATCACCTTCAACCTGGTGGGCGCGCTGGACGCCAGCGCCGGCCCGAACACCGGCACCACCGCGCTGGTGGGCAACGAGAAGGCCCTGCCGAACGATGGCTGGCAGGTCAAGATCGGAGTCGTGCGCGATGCGGTGGTGGTGAACATGGAGGAGGAACAGGCCTCTGCGTTCGACATCCGCAACGCCGGCAAGGTGGCGCTGAAGGAGCTGGCGATGCGCTACCTGAAGAACGCCCTGACCGCCGCCCTGGGGGCCATCAACGGCATCGCCTACGCCACCGCCACCGCGGCGCAGCGCAACGCCTGGAACGTGGCCAACTCCGACCGCGTGCTGTACGGCCGCGAGCTGGCGAACTACAACGCCACGCACTCGACCGCGTTGGGCGGCATCACCGCGGCCGAGACGCTGAACAAGGCGACGGTGTCGCTGTTGAAGCGCATCGCCCAGCAGGCGGTCACCGTCAACGGCGAGGGCATCCGGCCCTACCGCTACGGCGAGGACGAGGAGACCTATGTGCTGTTCGTTGGCACCAAGCCGTTCCGTGACCTGAAGCTGGACATGGCCGACGTGCACAAGGACGCCATGGAGCGGGGCAAGGAAAACCCGCTGTTCACCGGCACGAACTCCCTGCTGTGGGATGGCGTGGTGATCCGCGAGATCCCCGAAATCCAGGACGTGGGCGCGGTCGGCGACTCGGGCGCCCTGGTGTCGCCGATCTACATGTGCGGCGCGCAGGCGCTGGGCGTGGCATGGGCACAGACCACGAAGACCACCGTGCGCAAGGAAGACGACTACGGATTCAAGAACGGCGTGGGCTTCATGGAAATGCGCGGCATCGGCAAGATCCAGTGGGGCCAGGACGAAGCGAACGCGATCGACTGGAGCGTGGCGACCGGCTTCGTTGCGGCCGCCCAGGACGCCTAACAGCTAGCGCAGGTGGACTTGAGCGGGGGCTTCGGCCCCCGTTCCTTTTTTGGGACGGCCGATGGCGACCTACAGTCGAGAGAAGTTTGTGCGCGACGTGCTGCTGGAACTGCGCATGGTCGATGCCGCCGAGGCGCCGGAGGCGGAGGACGCCGCGACGGTCGGCGAGAAGACCCAGCAGAAGTTCGAAGAGCTGTACGAAGACGGCCTGTTGCCGTTCGACATTGAGGGCGAGATTCCGGCCCGCTACATGATCCCGCTCGTGTACGTCGTAGCGCGCGAGTGCGCGGGTTCCTACCCGGTGGGCGACCGGGCCATGGAGCTGGAAGGCAAAAGCATCGACGGTTTGGCGCGGCTGTGGAAGCTGCGCGACAAGTTCGAAGCCGGCGAGCCGGCAACGACGGAATATTTCTGATGGCCGCCAGTCCGATCGATCTGCTGGGCGGCTTCTACACCGACGACAGCCGGCCGTGGTCCGTGCAGGACACCGTCAACTGGCTTCCTGAGCAAGCCGAGGCGGCGGGCACGCGCACGCCGTGGAAGCTGGCATCGCCGCCAGGCCTACGCCCGTTCGTGAACCTGGCGAATGGCCCCATCCGCGGCCTCCACGTCGCCGAGGGCGCGCTGTTCGGCGTCTCCGGCAACAAGCTGTATCAGGTGTCGGCGAAGGGCGTGGACACGGCGCGCGGCGTCATCCCGGGCATCGGTCGCGTCAGGATGGCGCACAACCAGATCACCGGCGGCAACCAGCTGTTGGCGGTGAACGGGCAGAGCGGCTACGTCTGGGACACCGTCGCCGGCAACCTGGTGCGCATCACCGACGAAGGCTATCCCGGGGCGCGCTCCGCGGCGTACATGGACAGCTTTCTGCTGCAGGTGGAGCCGTTCGGCCGCTTCTGGTTCCACTCGGAGCTGGCCAACGCGAAGTCCTACAACACGCTGGACCGCTACGAGTCCGAAGCATCGCCGGACAAGATCGTGCATCTGGCGGTGAGCCAGCGCGAAGCGGTGGTGTTCAACGAGACCACCATCGAGTTCTTCTACAACTCGGGTACGAACACCAAGACGTTCAAGAACAAGGGCATCGTGGTGGAGCGCGGCTGCGCCAGCGGCGACAGCGTGGTCAACCTCGACAACAGCCTCATGTGGCTGGGTAACGACGGGGTGATTTACCGCCTCGACGGCTATCAGGCGGTGCCGATCTCCACCGGTGCAATCCAGAAGGCGATTCGCAAGAACAACTGGCAGCAGGCGTTCGCCTTCAAGTGGGAGAGCGAGCAGCACAAGGTCTATTACCTGACGCTCCCGGATGGCCGCACCTGGGGCTACGACGTGGTGACGCGGCTGTGGCACCGCCGGCAGTCGTTCGGCCTCGATCGCTGGCGCCTCAATCACCTGGTGTACTGGAACGGCCAGTGGATCGGCGGCGATTTCCAGAACGGCCAACTGTGGATCCTCGACGAGGACTACATGCTGGAAGGCGACCAGCCGCTGGTATCGGAGCGTGTCTCCGGGGTCATCCACAACAACCAGGGCCTGATCGGCGTGCAGTTGCTCGAGCTGCTGATGAGCATGGGCATGGAAGAGACGGTGGCGGCGGATGGCCCTGGGCCCGGTCCCGATCCTGAGCCGGTGTGGCAGGGGATCGCCGATACGAACGTCGCCTATACGTTCACGCCCGATCCGAACGCGAACAGCTGCTACATGGTCGGGTCGGTGATCGGGGAAAACCGGTTCGGGAACATCCCCGGCGGCGGCACGGGCTGGGTGCTGGAAATCACCGGGACCGGCGTGCTTGGTCTGCGCATCGGGTCGATGCTGTTCACCGCGACGGACGGCGCCACGGCGAACATTGAATTGCTCTCGGGCGGCGGAACTGAGGTCGTCGCCAACGCCTCGCCGACGCCGACCACGGCATGGCTCCCCAACCCGATCGAGCGGTCGCTATCGCTCGGCGTCACCGGCATCCGCATCACCCTCAAGGGCCTGCAGTCGGGCGTGTCGCATACGTCGGGATGGTCAATCGAAGTGCTGACCGACGGATACACGCCATGAGCGATAGGAAGGTCGAAATCTGCTACTCGAAGGACGGCGGGAGCAACTGGTCGAACTGGCGCGAGTGCTCGCTCGGTGAACTCGGCGAGTTCAAGCGGCGCGTTCGCGTTAAGCGCTTGGGTCCCGGCCGCGACTGGGTATTCAAGATCCGCGTTTCCAGTCCGGTGAAGCGCGACCTGTATGGCGCCGTGGCAATGATCGAGGCGTTGGAATGAACGATATCGAACAGAAGTCTGGCGCACTGCCGGGCGCGCTGGCGCTGCCCAGCAAGCACCCAACGCGGGAGCAGCTGCGCGCGCTCGAGGACGAACTGCGCAAGCACCCGCCGGCCGACATTCCGGTGACGCACCACTTTGCCGACGGCATCTACGGGCGCGAGGTGTTCATCCCCGCCGGCACGGTGCTGACCGGGAAAGTGCACCGATTCTCGACCCTCAATTTCCTGATGAAGGGCGAGATCGAGGTCACCACGCCGGAGGGCATGCGCCGGCTGCGCGCGCCGGCAATTTTCGAGTCGCCGGCCGGCTGCAAGAAAGCGGGCTATGCCCACACCGACGTTATCTGGGTCAACGTCCATCCGACGAAGCTGAAGGATGTCGCGTCGATCGAGTCGAAATTCATAGAGCCGGAAGAGCTGCCGGCGATCACGCACGAAGGAGGCAAGCCATGAGCTGGGTAGCAGTGGGGACCGTGGCGGTGACCGCCATCGGCGGCGCCGTTTCGGCCGATCAGCAGAAGGGTGCGGCGCGCGACGCTGCCAAGGCGTCGAACTCGGCGCAGTCCGCCTCGTGGGCGGCCAACAACGCGAACATGCAGCCGTACATGACGGCCGGCACCAACGCGCTGACGCAGCTGCAGCAGCTCAACGCCGGCAACACCAGCAGCTTCACCGAGTCGCCGGACTACGCGTGGACGCGCGACCAGGGACTGAAGACGCTGGACCGCAGCGCGGCGGCGGGCGGCAGCCTGTACTCGGGCGGCCACGGCGCCGACCTGCTGAGTTTCGGCACCGGCCTGGCCACCCAGAACTACGACAACTTCTACAACAAGGTGCAGAACATCGCCGGCATGGGGCAGAACGCCGCCAGTTCCCTCGCCGGCAACAACACCAACTACGCCAATGCGGTGGGCAGCACGAACGCGAACACGGCGCTGGCCAACGGCGCCACCAACTCTGCGCTCACCGGCCTGCTGACCGGCATCGGCACGAACCTGCTGGGCAACTACGGCGCCGGCAGCGGCCGCACCAGCAGCTACGGCACCACCGGCGTTGCGTCGCTGTACGGCCAGCAGGCCAACACCGGCGCCGGCAGCTATTCCAACTTCGGCAACAACCTGTACAACTTCGCGAGGGCGGCGTAATGGCGAACGGACTGGCGGACTTCCTGGGCGGCTACCAGGCGGGCAACGCGATCACCGAGCAGCAGCAGCAGCAGCGGCAGCAGAACCGGCTCGCCCAGCTGGCGCCGCAGGTGGTGTCGGGCGATCCTGCCGCGTTCGCCCAGGCAGCCGCTATCGACCCGCAGGCGGCCCAGCAGTACCAGGCCGGCGGCGACTCGATCGCGCTGCGCGCGCGCGGCGCGGCGAAGTTCCTGCAGTCGGCGCTGCAGGCCGGCGATCAGCAGAAGATCATGGCCGCGCGCCAGACCATCAAGCCCTTCATGGACACGCTGAAGCCTGGGACGGCATACCCGATGGACATGGACCCCGGCCAGGAAATGGCCGGCGTGCAGAGCTTCCTGGCGCAGACCGCGCACCTCGATCCCACGCAGAACGGGCAGGGCCAAGTGCAGTCCACCTACGTGGATGCGCAGGGGAACCGCGTGGCGATCATGCGGAACGGCAGCACGCAGATCCTCGGCCAGGACAACCCCAAGGTCCAGATCATCGATTCGGGCGATGGCTTCTACGGGGTCAACAAGGGCACGTTGCAGGCCACGCCGGTCAACACGAACCCCAGCGGTACGGCGGGCGCGGCAGCGGCAGGCGCGGTTGGCGGCGCTGCCGCGCCGGGTAGCCGTGCGTCCGACTTCACGAGCCTGGCCATGGAGTTCCCGGGCGTGCAGATGACCAGCGGCATGCGCACGCCGCAGCGCAACGCAGAAGTCGGCGGCCAGCCGAACAGCCAGCACCTCGCCGGCACCGCAGCCGACTATGCCGTCCCTGCAGCCCTCAAGCCGGCATTCGTCGCGCGTGCCCGGCAGCTCGGCTACCAGCCAATTGACGAAGGCGACCACGTGCATCTGCAGCTGCCCAATGGCGGCGCGGCCGCAGGCGGCACGCAGCTGCGAAAGGCACCGGCCGCCATCACGCCCTACCAGCAGGCGCAGCTGGACCTGGATCGTGATGCTGCTGCCCAGCGCGGCGTGCCGTCCGGTTACCAGCGCCTGCCGGATGGCAGCCTTCGGGCGATCCCCGGCGGCCCGGCGGACAAGCCGACCGTCGCCGAGAAGCCGATGCCGCCGGCTGCGATCAAGCAGGCATTCGACCTACAAGACCAGTTGCAGGGATCGGAGAACGTGATGCTGATGACGCAGAAGCATCTCGGTCGCCTCGATGCAGGCACGCTCGATGTTCGTCCGGGCGCCGCCGCCGAGGGCTGGATGCGTAACAAGGCAGGCATCACCGACCCCAATTCCCGCAACTTGGCCGAATGGGATGCCGACCGCACCGAGATGGTCAACGAGTCCTTGAGGCTCAACAAGGGCGTGCAGACCGAGGGCGACGCCGCGCGCGCGATCAAGGGGCTGATGGAGGCCAGCGACTCCAAGAGCCTCAAGCAGTCGATGGCCCGGCTGCAGGAAATCAACCAGCGCGCCATCACGCTGCGCCAGCAGCAGATCGGCGCGCTGTACCGGAACTACGGCCGCGGCCCCGATGGCGAGCCGCTGGAAGTCGCGCCGCGTGCTGCGGCTCCTGCCGCCGCTGGCGGGGCCGCGGCCGGCGGCGTCGACGACCTCCTCTCCAAGTATGGAATCCGCTGATGGCGACCCTTGAGCAGATCGAGCAGGCATTGCGCGCGGCCGACGCGGCCGGCAACACCGACGACGCGCGCCGGCTGGCCCAGGCGTACGCCGACATGCGCGGGCAGCAGCAGGGGGCGCCGCAGGGGCCGGCCGCGCCGCCCACGCCGGCCGACCAGCAGCCGCTGGAGATCGATGTGTCTGGCGGCACCCCCGGCGAGGCGCCGAGTGTCGAGGAACTGGACGCACTTCGGGGTGGGACGGCAAAGCCAAATCCCGCCAACAGCTCCGCGTTCGCGCGCATGGTGTCGGGCCAGGCGGCCGAGCCGCAGGTGCAGGAGGGGAACGCCGTTGGCCGATTCCTGGGCGAGTATGGCGGCCGCCAATTTCTGCAGGGCGCCGCGAATCTCTATGGCCAGCTCGGCGGCGACGCGCTGAACCACTACGTGCTGGACCCGATCGACCGCGCGGCCGGCTGGGGCACGCAGCTGGGCACCGGTGGCCGCACCTACCACGACGCCGCCGCCCAAGTCGCGGACGAGATGGGCATGCGCCGGCCGCAGACGGCGCGGGATCGCGTCTACAGCGACATCGGCGAGGCGCTGACCGGCACGGGCCTGACGATGGGCATTGGCGCTGGCGTAAACGCGCTGACGAACCTGGGCCGCGCCGGTGCCGCCGCGCCGGTTACCAACCGCCTGGCCGATCTGCTGACCGCCAATCCGGCCCTGCAGACGATCAGCACCGCCACCGGCGCCGGGGCATCGTCCGGCATGCGCGAGGCAGGCGGCGGCACCGGCATGCAGATCATGGCCGGCTTGCTTGGAGGCCTGGGGCCTGGCGCAGCCAGCGGCACCGCGGCCCTAGCCGGCCGGACGCTCGCGCCGAATCGGCTGGCACAGCTAATTCCGGAAGCGGTCGGCGCGGTCCCGACGGCCGTGGCCGGCGCCACACGGCGCGCGCTGCGCGGCCAGGACACGCAGGGCCTGCGCGACACCATTGCGGCGTTCGACGCCGCCGGCACCACGCCCAGCGTCGGGCAGGCGACCGGTAGCCGTATAGCCAATGGGTTGGAGACCTTCGCAGGCAACTTCCCGGGCGGTGCTGGTCGCATTGCAAAGCTGGGGGAACAGCAGCGGGAACAGGTGCGCGGCCGGATCGACGAAATGTCGAACGCCATCGCACCCAGCGGCGCCGACCTCACGCCGCAACAGGTCGGCACGTCGGTGCAGCAGGGAATCACTGGCCCCGGTGGCTTCGTCCAGACGTTCCGCAACAACTCGAAGAAGCTGTACGGCGCGCTGGACCAGTTCATGCCGCCCACTACTCGAGTGGCTGCGCAGAAGACCGACGCCTATCTGTCCAACATCACCGCGCCGACGACCGGCGCAACCAACACGTCGCAGGTGCTGGCAAACCCCTTCATGGATCGCCTCGCCGAGGCAGTGCAGGCCGATTTGGCGGCGAACAACGGCGCGCTGCCGTACAGCGCCTTGAAGGGCATCCGCTCGATGGTCGGCGAGAAGATTGCCGGCGCCGGTCTCAATCCGGACTTCGACGTGAAGCAGTTGCGCGGCCTCTACGCGAGCCTGAGCGACGACATGACCGACGCGGTGCGGGCGACCGGCAACCCGCGCGCGATCCAGCTAATGGAGCGAGCGAACAATTACTACAAGATGGGTTCAAACCGGATCGAGCAAATCGAGAAGATCATTGACAAGAACGGAGGCCCGGAAGCCGCCTACGTGGCGCTGTTCAATGGCGCGCAGAACGGCGCGACGCCGCTACGGCGCGTGATGGGGGCGCTTCCCCAGGAGGCGCGGGCTGAGGTCACGGCGTCGTTCTTGCAGCGGATGGGGCGAGCCGCGAAGGGGCAGCAGGATGCCACTGGCGATGCATTCTCGATGCGCACATTCCTCACCAACTGGGCGAACCTCAGCCCGGAGGCGCGCAAGGAGCTGTTCCGCAGTGCGCGCTATGGAAGCGCCTTCCGCGACGACGTGGACAAGATCGCGCGTGTGGCGGAATCGATCGATAACGGGAGCAAGGTTTTCCAGAACACGTCAGGAACCTCGCGCCAGATTGCGCTGGGCAGCGTCATCACGGCCGTGCCCGCTGCCGCCGGCGCAGCGATGACGGGCAATTTCACACAGGCGCTCATGACCCTGGCCGCACCGGCAGGCGCGGTCGGTATCGCCAACCTGAGCGCACGCACCATGACGAACCCGCGTGTGGTCGCATGGCTCGCGCACAACACGAACCGGGACGCTGGCGATCTTGTGGCCCAGCTGCAGACGCTGCGCAGCGCAGGGGAGCGGGCGGGTGACGATGAAACTGTTGAACTGGCAGACGAGCTAATGCAGCGCACCGCCGCAGCTAGCGGGGGTCGATCCCCATAGAAATCAGCTCACGTCGCTGCTTCCTGATCTGCCTGGAATGCTCGCACTCTTCGTCCGGAAGGAGGCTAACTTGATCTTGGAGCCTGCCTAGTTGGTTTTGCAAATCGTCCAGCTTTTTCTCGACGCGACCGAGTGCCTGAAATGCCATTCCGACGATGGTGATGAAGACCATCACCCCAATCACTAAGAACGCACCAGAAAAAATCCCCACGATATACCCCGTCACCACGTCCATTGACGGCCCGAATCCTACCACCAACCCATGACCCCGCCTCGGCGGGGTTTTTCATTGGAGAAGGTCATGACCTACAAGAGCAATTACCACGCCCTCGGCAAGATGCGCATCAAGACGGTTCAGTTGGTGGCCCGATTGTTCGGCGTTCCGATCGACGTGCACACCAGCTGGTTTGTCAGGCAGTCGTGAGTAGCGGCACCAGAGCTTTCAGGGTGGCCATCTCTGCAATATTGCCCACCACCACCGCATTCTTGAACTCCATCGAGCCGACCAAGGCGAGGTCTTCTGCCGGGGCGATAGCGTTCTTGATGCTCGCGGCGATCTGAGCGCCGGTGGAGTTGCTGTCGATCAGCCAGAACGAGGTGGGTTCATACCACCAATGGTTCGCACGATGGGCTTTCACCGCTTCGATCAGCGCTCCGTAGCGGGTGTCGTAGTCGCGACCGCCTACTGAGCCAGCAGCAAGCCGGAAGGTGATCCAGTAAGTCGTCATTCCATTCCCCTGTAACGCCCTCCTGTTGGGCAGGCGGAGCGTAACCGCCCAATCGCCCCGATTCGTAGACAACCCCACCCGCCGCGCGCGGGTTTCTTTTTGCCCGGAGACGCCATGTCTTTTCGCTTCTACAACCCCGCCCCGGTCTTCTTGGACCTGCCGGGCCTGGCGCCGCTGGCGGGCGGCTCGCTGCAGTTCTTCGCGATCGGGACCACCACGCCGAAGGGCACGTGGTCCGACTCGGATCTGACCACGCCGAACACGAACCCGGTGCCGCTGGACAGCTCGGGCCGCGCGAACGTGAATATCTGGCTCGACGGCGCCTACAGCGTCGTGCTCAAGGCCGCGGACGGCACGTTGGTGTGGACGCGCGACGTGGACTCGGGCGCCGGCGCGGGCGCGACGATCCCGGCGCTGCTGACCGGCAAGTTCCTGAGCAACGACGGCAGCAACCTGATCTGGTCCGACGTGCTGCAGGTGCCGGACCCGACAGGCTCGGCGAACAAGATCCTGAGCACGGATGGGTCCAATCTGATCTGGATTTCCCAGCAGGAGCTGCCGGACCTGCCCGTGCAGAACTTCACCAACCGGGTGAAGATCGGTACTTATCTGCGGCAGTGGGGCAATGCCAGTGCGCCGTCATCTGGCACTCGGCAGACCGCGGTGAGCGTCACATTCGCCAATGCCTTCACCGGCGAGCCGTACTTCATCGGCATCATGCCGCGCAACGTCACCCACACCGCCGGCGGCCAGATCGGCGTGCCAGCGGTGACGGCGAAGTCGGCCACGGGTTTCTCAGTGCAGTTCGACACCGACGACTTCGGCCAGTCCAACGCGTCCTTCATCTCCGCACTGCCGTTCGACTGGGTCGCGGAAGGCCCGACCACGGCATGACCGCCATCGCGATCCCGCGCGTCCAGGGCGCGCTGGCAGACCGCGCCGGCCTGGTCACCCAGGAGTGGTATAGCTTCTTCCTGGCGCTGCGCGACAACGCCGACGGCAACACCGAGTTGCAGGAGCAGATCGACGCCGTCGCGGCCCAGGTCGCCAAGCTGATGGGCGGAAGCGGGGGCGGATCGGCCTCGTTCCAGATGCAGGGCATCGGGTCGGTGCTGGTCTACGGAACGCCGGCCGGCGGCGCCGTGCAGGTGACGCTCGACGGCGATCAGGACGCGCCGGGCAACACGTACTACTACGGCACCGGCCCGGATGGCCTGCGCGGCTGGTCTTCGCTGGCCAGTGGCTTCGCCGTCACCGCCGACTTGACCAAGGTTGTGGATGGCGTGACGGGCGTGACGACCCACGGCCTTGCGGATCTTGCAAACAGCGGCACCGGCACGGCGATCTACAAGACCACGCGCGACGGGAAGGGCCGGATCTCCGGTCAGGTCACGGCGAACACGGACGACCTGCCAGAGAGCGGCGCCCCGACGAATCAGTGGTTCACCGTGGCACGTGTGCGGGCCGTGGTGATGCCTGCATTCACCGACTACATTTCCGGCCTAGTCATGACGTGGATCAGCAACACGTCCGTCAGTTTTAGCGCGGGCGCATGCTACGTCCCGAGCCTGGGTTATGTGCTGGCATTCCCCGCGCCGATCACGAAATCGGGTCTGTCGCTCGCCGCCAATTCTTGGTATCACTGCTATGGTGGTGTGAGTGGCGGAAGCTCCGACATCGAAATCGTCGCCACGACACCGGCAGCCGCCTATAGCGGCACGGCCCGTACAAAGACCGGCGACACGTCGCGGCGCTACATCTGCAGCATCCGCACCGACGCCAGCGGCAATGTGCTCCCCTTCGTCCATGCCGGCGACAGCATCAAGTACACCAACAACGTCATCAACAACATCGTTCTCAATGCCGGCAATGCCACTACGGCCACGAGCGTTGACGTATCCATCTATTGCCCTATCACATCCAGAATCGCGGATGCCCTGTGCTACAACTCAGCAAGCAGCGCGAGCGGGGCTTTCGTCTTCTTCTCTAACTCCGAAGCGATTGCAGTATCTAGTTCGACTTATCTAGCGGCATCTGCCCCGACCGCGTACTTGGCTGTTGGGCTGCTGATGGACTCTGCGCAGAAGATCACCTACACCTACAACGCATCCCCTGGCGGCGGGGGCGCGTTCGTCCGCGTCATGGGCTACAAATTCGCGAGGTGACCGATGTACGCAGTCAATGGCCGTAGATTCCGTGCCATCGCTGCTGGCGACCCCTTGAGCGATGGGGAAACGCTGGTCGATGAACTGCCGGCGAGTCTGCTGCAGCTGGATCCGGTAGCCGAGACGAAAGCACGCATCGGCGCATGGCTGGACAGCGTCGTGCAGGCGCGTGGCTACGACAACATCGTGTCCTGCGCCTCATACGCGGCCAGCACGAACACGCAGTTCCAGGCCGAGGCGGCCGCGGCGATTGCCTGGCGCGACGCGGTCTACGCCATGGGCTACGAGATCCTGGCGAACACGCCGGCCGGCGTCGAGACCCCCGAGGACGTGATGGCACTACTGCCGCAGCCTGAGGTGTTCGGATGGCCGGTGTCGGAATCTTCCGACAGCACGCCGGGCTGACCGCCGATAGCGCCAGGCCGGTGCCAGCGCGATCCTGGCCATGCCGGACGCGGGGCCAAGGTGGCCGCTCAACCCGCGTGGCGACTGAGCATCGCCGATCCGGTCCCGGCGTGAAGCACAGCTTCCGGTGGGTCAGAGTGAGACGTTATGTCGGGTTAGGCTTGATGCATGGGGATAATAATCTTCTTCCAAGCCGGAGATCCGTTCATGAATCCAGAGTGGGCTGGAAAAATAATAAATCCGAGTGGTTGGGGTCTGCTATATACCGACAAGCTTCCCAAGATGGAGATATATTTCGGAAAGCGCACGTTGGCGCACAGTGAGACATCGACGTGGTGTAGAGTTGATGTGTCGGACACCCATCATGGAAGTGTTGAAGATGTTAAGGAAAGGACTATTCCGAAGTTTATTGCTGCGGCCGACGCTATAGATCGCGAGCTTCGCTTTTATGGACGGGCTACGATCCATTGCGTTAATGGAAATAGCCGAACCTCTTTTTGCCTAATCACCTATTTGATTAGATACGCTGCTGCTACTTTTGATGAGGCTTCCGCCTTGATAGTGGAAGTTCAATCGGGTCGGGAAGATATCACCTTTGAGTTGGGGAAAGTGTTTAAAGGAGGGGCTTCCTACAGTAAGTGGATTCAAGAATCGATCGGCAAGATTCAAAATACCGGAAATTCTGGGGACTCATTGGCAGAGCACACGCAGTATGCTCACGCCGAGGGGAAGCTGGTGGTGGAAGTCGTAAAAAACAAGGTAACTAAGCGGAAGCCGAAGACGAAAGAGCGAATCGATACGTTGGAGACAGCGAGATTCGAAGAACTCTGGCGTGAAATCGATGCCATGGAAGATGGTGCTGTAGAAGCGCTTCATAGGATGCGGAACGAGGGCGTCGTGATTTTCACAAATGCTGATGTCGGCGTGCTTCCTAAGTAAAAGCGCCTCCGAGTGCGGTGTTTCAGGGAAGTCCTGGAACCTCAGGTCTCCTCGTGTCACCAGGGGGGCGGCTGAAAGAAAAACCGCCCAAGAGGGCGGCTTTTGTGCGGTGGCTTTGTGATAGCCGACGGCGAAAGCGCTAGTTCGGCGCGGCGGGCGCCTTGGTGCGCGGGAGCACGTAGGAGGTGATGTACTCGCCGTTGGAGCCATAGACCACGACGATCATCTGGGTGGCGTCCTGGTAGACCACCGTGGCGCTGCATGGGCAACTCGCCGCAGCGGTGACCATGCCAAGTGGGCGGTCCTTCTCGTCGTTGACCGCGATCAGTTCCTGTTCGGCGGCCGATCCGATCGGCAGGCGCGATTGGGCGCCCGGCGTGACGGTGATCACCGTGATCACCTCATCCTGAAGCGAGTTGATCTGCGCGAACTTCAGCCCGGCCTGCTCGAACGTGTAGACCTTGAACAGCGGCGATAGGCTGACGTTCTTCTTGCCTACCGGGATCCGCTCGCCCATGCCCTGAATCACGTCGGCCGGATTGAGTTTTGGGCCGGGCGCTGCAACCGCGCCTGCCGCGATCAGCGCGGTGGCTAGGACCGTAACTTTTAACAATGCACGCATATCCACTCCTTGGGTATGTATTAGTGAGCTGCTGCCGCCGCAGACCGCGGGCGACGCGCACGCTCACGGTGATGACCACGCTACTGCTGCGCTGGATCGCTGCGCAATGGCGCCGCGCCAAATGTCTACACAGCGCTCCTAAACCTCAGTGCGTGACCAATTCAGGGAGGAAGAGAGCCGATCTCAGCCGGAGAGATCGAGGGCGCTAGCATGCCCAAATGACGCTGCCAGACGACTTCGAATGGGAACTCAATCGGTGGGCGCAGGACTGGCTGAAGTGCGCGGGTAAGATTGTCGCGGGCGTGAGCCAGACCGCCATTCGCGGGATATGGATCGCCAATGTGAACCGCCACGACGAGAACACGATCTCTTACCCGCACGCCTACTTCCGCAGCCGGGGCGCGGCGATGCGCTCTGTAGAGCGCTGGGCCTGCGCCCACGCAGCGCGCCTGCCCAACGAGATTGCTACCAGTGCCCGGGAGAGGGCGCCGCTTGTCCCCAACCGCGATGAGAAGAGGATGGCTAGGTCGATGTGGGGCTAGCTAGCTCTGGTCGGCTTGCATCCGGCAGCCGCCCCGGCGGTGTTTCCTTTAGCGGAAGGAGGTGAGCGCACGCTATGGAGCCTTGTTTGACTTCCACTCGGCGGCAGCGGGTTTCTGCTTCTCACTTTGCTCTACTGCCGAGCGCAAGACCACTGGCCAGCCGTGCGCGTCTAGGTAGTGGCGTATTCCATTCGTGCGGAGAAAAAGCGCTTGGCGGGCGCGCTGTGGCGTCCGGCAAAGCTCCGCCACTTCATCCTTGGATAAGCATAGCTGAGACATCGGAGTTCCAATCAGCAGTCTTCTTGTGGAAAGCATGCCACCCAGGCGAGCAGTTTCCTATGTCTGTGGCGAGGCCTCTTCAGATGGCTGTCTATGTAGCGACTCCGGCCGTAGTTGGGTGTACCGCTTCAGTTCGGTCCACGACTCATGGAGGGTCACCGATGCGACCTCAGGTATGTCGTATCCCTGTTCAAACAGGCGAGACGTGCCCTCGTGCCGCAGGTCGTGGAAGTGCAGATCCTCGATCCCCAGCTTCGCGCAGGCGCGCGTAAATGCGGTGCCGATCGACTTGGGGTTGTACGGGAAGATGCGGTCCTCGCCGTTCGCTCGCGGCTGACGCTGCACAAGCTCCCAGGCAGCGCCCAGCAGGGCGAAGCGCTTGTGGTTGCCCTCCTTGTGCCGCGGGTGCTTCGCGTCGCGTAGGAGCGCCGTGCGCGTGCTGGCTTCCAAGTCGGGCCACAACAGCCGGGTGATCTCGCTTTCCCGCTTCGCCGTCATGATTGCGAAGTCGATGATGTCGGGCATGGGAATCTCGGAGCGCCAAGCCGCGGCCTCGAAGTGCGCGCGCAGGCGCTGCAGCTCATCCGCCGTGGGTCGCCGCTCACGCCGCTTGGACTTGCCCACCAACTTCAGCAGGCGCAGGACGGGCCGCGCTTCCGCAACGGGATCAACCGGCAGGCGCACCCCAAGCATCGGGCCGGCCAGCTTCAGCAGTTCTGAAAGGTATCCAAGTTCCACGTTCATCGTCGCGGGGGCACACGCAGGGATCAGCTGGCCGTTCTCCATGACGTGCCGTCCCTCGACGCGACGGCGCGCATGCTCGATCACGTCATTGGCGGTCAGGCGCTGGGCGACGATCGGCCCGAGCCCTTCGCGCAGTCTGGTCATGTTGCCGGCCTGGGTCTTGCTGATCGCTTTCACCCCGCCGAGTTCGTTGGTCCGCCAGTCGATCAGCTCGCCGATCGTCATGTCCCGGCCGGCCTTCTCGCCACGCGCATCTAGTTCCGCCAATTCGCGCTCAATCCGATCGGCCCAGGTCTTGGCCGCGGTCTTGGTGGGGAAGGTCTTGGTTTGGGCGGCATGGCCCTTTCGGCGCACAATGGCGCGCCAGCGCTTTCCGCGAGGTTGCAGTGTAGCCATGGCGTACCGTCCGTTGTACCAGTCTGCGGGGTGGTACAACTATGGTACTCGCAGCAGGGAAAGCGGGGGAATTTCGATGTTTGTACAGGCAAAGCCGGGAGCAGTAAGTGATTGAAATTGAAAACAAATCATTGATGCGTAAGGCTTCGCTGATTTCCGTGGCCCCGATGATGGACTGGACCGACCGCCACTGCCGCGTGTTCCACCGGCTGCTGGCACCGTCGGCGCGGCTGTATACCGAGATGGTGCACGCCAACGCGGTGGTGCTTGGCGATCGCGAGCGCCTGTTGGGTTTCGATGCGTCAGAGCATCCGCTGGCGCTGCAACTCGGCGGCAGCGATCCGGCGCTGCTGGCGCAGGCGGCGCGGATCGGCCAGGAGTGGGGCTACGACGAGATCAATCTCAACTGCGGTTGCCCGTCCGACCGGGTCCAGGCCGGGCGCTTCGGCGCCTGCCTGATGCGCGAGCCGGCGCTGGTCGCCGAGTGCGTGGCGGCGATGGTGCAGGCGGTGGACATCCCGGTCACGGTGAAGTGCCGGCTGGGCGTGGACCAGGACGACGACTACGAGGTCTTCCTCGCTTTCGTCGACCAGGTCGCCGCCGCCGGCTGCGGGCTGTTCGTGGTGCATGCGCGCAACGCATGGCTGCAGGGCCTGTCGCCGAAGGAGAACCGCGAGGTGCCGCCGCTGCGCTACGACTGGGCCTACCGGCTCAAGCGCGAGCGGCCGCAGCTGCAGATCGTGCTCAACGGCGGGCTGGCCGACGTGGACACGGCGCGGGCGCAGCTGCAGTCGGTCGATGGGGTGATGCTGGGTCGCGCGGCCTACCACGATCCCTACGTGCTGCACCGGCTGGATGCGGCCCTGACCGGCGCCGCGCCGCGGCCGCGTGCCGAGTTGCTGCGCGCGCTGCAGCCGTATGTCGAGGCGCGCCTGGCCGACGGCGTTGCGCTCAAGCACATCGCCCGCCACCTGCTCGGCCTGTTCTACGGCCAGCCCGGTGGCCGCGCGTTCCGCCAGGTGCTCAGCGAGGGCGCGCACCGGCCGGGCGCGGACTGGGCGCTAGTGGAACAGGCGTTGCTTGTGACCACGGGGACACCGCAGGTCGCAGCGTAG